TTCCTTATATAGTCACCCTGGACGAGAGCAGCGGGAAGATTCTCGCTATCCGTAGGAACTGGAACGAGGACGACGAACTCAAGCGCAAGAAAGAGTACTTCGTTCATTACCAGTTCATCCGTGGTCCGGGGGCCTATGGCCTTGGTCTGGTACACCTGATTGGTGGTCTGGCTAAAGCTTCGACTGGCATGTTGCGTCAGTTGATGGATGCTGGAACGCTGGCCAACCTGCCTGCAGGCTTTAAGACCCGTGGTCTGCGGATCGCGGACCATGACAAGCCGCTGCAGCCCGGTGAGTTCCGTGACGTCGATACGGGTGGTATTGACATCAAGCAGAGCCTGTTGCCGCTGCCCTACAAGGAGCCGAGCCAGACTCTGTTCGTGTTGCTTGGTTCGTGTGTCCAGTTCGGTCAGCGCTTTGCCCAGATTGCTGATCTACAGGTAGGTGATGGCAACCAGCAGGCCGCTGTAGGCACGACGATGGCGCTGTTGGAGCGTGGTTCGACGATCATGTCGGCGATTCACAAGCGTTTGCACTATGCGCAGAAGCAGGAATTCAAGCTTTTGTCTCGTGTGATCAAGGAAAACATGCCTGATTCGTACCCGTACTCGGTTGAGGGGGCGGATCGGACGGTTAAAGCAGAGGATTTTGACGATCGGATCGATGTAATTCCTGTTTCTGACCCGAACATTGTGTCTTCGACGCAGAGAATTACGATGGCTCAGACGCAGTTGCAGCTTGCTCAGAGTGCTCCGCAGATGCATAACCTGCATGAGGCCTATCGGCGCATGTATGAAGCGCTTGGGGTCAAGAATATTGACGATATTTTGGTGCCGGATGACAGTTTGAACCCCAAGCCGAAGGATCCTGCGACCGAAAACATGGATGTAATGGACAACAAGAAGCTAAAAGCTTTTGCTGGACAGAACCATGATGCGCATATCGTCTCGCATTTGATCCAGGGCATGTCTCCTGTGCTGCAGGCGAACCCTCTGGCGGCTGTTTCGTTGCAAAAGCACGTGTTGGAGCATGTGAAAATCAAGGCTGAGGAAAAAGTAGAGGCTGAGATTTTCCAGGAGTATGGTCCTGAGGGCGCTGGAATGGTCTCGGACATCGAAAAAGAGGCTCGTATTGCTACGTATGTTGTGCAGTTCCTGCAAGAAGTGCGTGATCTGAGCAACAAGATGAGTGGATCTGGTGCTCCTGACCCGATTGTGCAGTTGAAAGAGCAGGAGTTGAAGCTTCGTGAGGCGGATAACCAGCGTAAGGCGGCTGAGTCCCAGGCAAAACTGCAGCAAGAGCAGCAGGCGCTGGCTCAAGAGGCGCAGATAGCACAAGCCCGTATCCAATCGCAAGAAGATATTGCACAATTACGGGCACAGACTAACATTATGAAGATGGATCAGCAGGCTCAACAAGCAGGAGTGCGAAATGCCCTTGACGCGCGGAAGCAGCAACAAAGTAATCAGTGAAAATATCGGCGAGATGGTTCGTAAGTACCGCAAAAAAGGCAAGATTGGTACTTCGAAGCCTAAGTCTGCTAAGGCTGCTCAAAAGCAGGCCGTTGCTATTGCTCTTTCGGCTGCTGGTAAGTCTAATAAACCGAAGAAAATGAACGATGGCGGGGCTGTGATGACTGTTTATCGCAAAGACGCCCGTAAACCCGTAAAAATCTACTAAGGATCATCATGAAACAGTCCCCCATGTACAAAGAACCCACCATGGCCCAACGCGCCAAGATTCAAGCTGCCCGTAAGCGCATGCGTGAAGGCATGGAAGGCGAAAAGACCCTGTTCGCTAAGCTTTCCACTACTGAAGCCAAGGCCGCTCGGGATGAGCAGAAGATGGCTATGCGTGAGATGGAGAAAATCCCCGAGGCCGTGCGTCGTTCTGAGGCGGAAGAGGGCCAGACGGTTACTCCGTTCAAAAAAGGCGGCATGGTTAGCAGCAAGAAAGCCGCTGGCGGTGCTGGTATGTCCCGTGGTTGTGGGGCAGCCATTAAAGGCAAGGGCTTCAAGGGCGTTTTCTGATGGCTAACTACCCTCAAGTCAAAAAGAAGAAGCAAGAAGAGATGGGCAGCGCCGATGATGGCGCTGCTTACGTTCGCGAAAAGAAGGAAGCTGAGCGTGAGTGGGCGAAGCAGGCTGCTATTGAAACAGTTGAGCGCGGCAGGAAAGCTTCGATCGAACGCGGCACAGAAGTCCAGTATTATAAGAAGGGTGGACTTGTTCGAGGCTGCGGCCTCGCTATAAAGGGAAAGAAATTTAAAGGAGTTCTCTAATTGGACCCAATCAGGCTAATAGAAGGCCTGCTAGATCTGCTCAAAAAAGAGCGTGAAGCAGTAAAAGACATGATAGCAACGGGAGCGCAGGACTGGGCTCATTACCAGTACATGCGAGGCCGATATGAGACCACTGACTTGGTGGTCAGTTATGTCCAGGAATACCTGAAGAAAGCAGAAAGAGACGATACAGAAGATTAAACATAACCCTTTCATGGAGAACCCATGCCTACAGCATTAGAAGAGAAGTGGAAGAAAGAAGAAGAGGAAAAAGCAGCTAAAGAACCGACGTTAGATGATGTATTCAGGGACGACGGCTCATTGGATGAAGAAACTCTGGAAGGATCGGTGCGTGAAAAGCTGCCCCGGCCAACCGGTTGGCGCATCCTGATTCTGCCTTACCGTGGAGCGACCAAAACCAAGGGCGGTATTGCTTTGGCTGATCAAACCATGGAAAAGACGCAGATGAGCACTGTCTGTGGCTACGTACTAGCCGTAGGTGATCTGGCTTATGGAGATATGGACAAGTTTCCCAATGGCGCTTGGTGTCAACCGGGTGACTGGGTGATCTTTGCCCGCTACGCAGGTTCTCGCCTCAATATTGATGGTGGGGAACTACGCCTAATGAATGACGATGAAGTCCTGGCACGTATTGAGGACCCATCCACCATTCTTCACATGTAATCCAGGGAGGAAAACATGCAAGAGCAGCAAGAAATGCAAGAAGAGCAGGACATCGAGGTAGAGCTTCCTGAGCAGGAAAATGAGACTGCTGAGCAAACTCAACCACAGCAACAAGAACTAGGCCTAGACGAGCCGGAGCAGCCAAAACGGGCTGATTCTGACGATGATCTAGAGAACTATTCCGAGGGGGTTAAGAAGCGGATCAATAAAATGACCGCAAAACTCCGTGAGGCAGAGCGGCGTGAGCAGGCAGCCCTGGAATATGCCCGTGGCGTACAGGCTCGTTTGCAGGAAGAGCAAAAACGTGCGCAGGCTCTGGACCAGAGTTATGTTGGGGAGTATAAAGCCCGGGTTAATCAGCAGGTGGAGATTGCTCGTCAGCGTATGCGTCAGGCTGTTATGGAAAATGACGCTGATGCAATGGCCGAGGCCCAAGAAGCGATTGCTAGGCTGACCATTGAGCAAGAGCGTGTTTCCTTGGCTGAGCGCCAACAGGCTCAATACAAAGAGCAGCCGGCAGAGCAGGTCTATCAACCGGCCCCTCAGGCCGCTCAAAGCCGCCCGGACCCCAGAGCAGAAACCTGGGCTCAAAAGAACGAGTGGTTTGGGTCAGATCAGACGATGACCTATGCAGCATTCGGAATTCATAATACACTCGTAACAGAAGAAGGGTTTGACCCATCGTCAGATGAGTATTATGATGAGCTGGATCGAAGAATCCGTTCGGAGTTTCCGCACAGATTCCAACAAGAGAACAGACCACGGAAATCGTCACCGTCCGTGGCTCCTGCATCCCGTAGTGGAGTGACTGTAAGTGGACGCAAAACGGTAAAACTCACATCCAGCCAAGTAGCTATGGCGAAAAAATTGGGTGTGCCGCTGGAAGAGTACGCTAAGTACGTGAAAGGGAGTATCTAAATGGCTAACGAAAAAGAAGTGATGTCTCGCACCCCCCGCGCTGCGGAAACCCGTGCAAAGGAAGAGCGACGTAAGCCTTGGCGCCCCCCTTCATCCTTGGATGCTCCCCCGGCTCCTGATGGATTCAAGCATCGATGGATTCGTGCTGAAATGCGGGGTCAAGAGGATCGTAAGAACCTCTCCAATCGTATGCGCGAGGGCTATGAACTAGTCCGAGCCGACGAATACCCTGACTTTGAAGCGCCCACCATCGAGGATGGCAAACACGCAGGCGTTCTGTCTGTTGGCGGTCTTGTGCTTGCTCGAATCCCTGAGGAGACTGTGGCTGAGCGAAATCAGTACTATCAACAGCGATCGAAGGACCAACTGACTGCTGTGGATCAGAACATGATGCGTGAGAATGCTCACAGTTCCATGCGCATTGAAGATCCTAAGCGTAATTCGAAGGTCTCCTTTGGGGGCCCTAAATCGTCAACCGACTAAAGGAATGAAAAATGGCTAACACCAACAAACCTTTCGGTCTGCGTCCTATCGGCAACCTGTCTGCTACTGGTGCTCAAAAACAGTACGGATACGAAATTGCCGATAACCAGTCCGGCGCCATTTACCAGGGTGACCTAGTCACCGTGTATGATGGCTATATCGTTAAATTTGTTCCCGGTACTCACACCGCCGCTGTTGGTGTGTTTAACGGCTGCTTCTATAACGACCCCACCACCCAGAAGCCCACCTTCAAGAACTTCTATCCGGGTTCCGTCAACGTCACTCAGGGTAAAATCCAGGCTGATGTTATCGACGATCCCAACCAGTTGTTCCTGATCCAAGCTGATGAGGACATCGTTCAAGCTGACATCGGCAAAAACGCCGACGTTACCGCTTCGACAACGGGTTCGACCACCACCGGTGTTTCTGCAATGACTCTGGATTCGTCCACCATTGCTAACACTGCTGCTCTTAACCTCAAGATTGTTGGCGTGTCCAACGATCCCGAGAATGAGATCGGCACCAACTACACTGTTGTGGTCGTGAAGATCAACGAACATCTCTACGGCAGCGCTGGCGTTGCTGGTCAAGGAGCTTAATCATGGCAATTTCACGTTCCCAACTAGTTAAAGAGCTTGAGCCAGGACTGAACGCCCTGTTCGGCATGGAGTACAAGCGCTATGACAACGAGCATGAGCAGATTTTCGATACCGAGTCTTCGGACCGTGCTTTCGAAGAGGAAGTGATGCTGACCGGCTTTGACTTGGCTCCCACCAAGACCGAAGGCGCTGGCGTCTCTTACGATACCGCTCAGGAATCGTTCACTGCCCGTTACACCCACGAGACCATCGCCCTGGCGTTTGCGATCACCGAAGAAGCCGTTGAGGACAACCTCTACGACCGTCTGGCTGCTCGCTACACCCGTGCTCTGGCCCGTTCCATGTCTCAGACCAAGCAAGTTAAAGCCTCTTCGGTTCTGAACAACGCGTTTAGCTCGTCCTACCCTGGTGGCGACGGCGTTTCGCTGTGTAACTCGGCTCACCCCACGGCTCTTGGCCCCAACTTCTCCAACACCCCCGCAGTTGCTGCTGACCTGAACGAAACCTCTCTCGAGCAGGCTATCATCGACATCGCCGGTTTCACCGACGAGCGTGGTCTGAAGACGGCCATCCAGGGCATGAAGCTGCTAATCCCCAAAGAACTGCAATTCGTTGCTGAGCGTCTGATGGTTTCCAATCTCCGTGTTGGTACCGCTGACAACGATGTCAACGCAATCCGTTCGATGGGCATGCTGCCTGAGGGCTATGTCGTTAACCACTTCCTGACCGACACGGACGCTTGGTTCATCAAGACCGACGCCCCCAATGGTCTGAAGCACTTCACTCGCGCAGGCATGAAGACCGGTATGGAAGGTGATTTTGACACCGGTAACGTTCGCTTCAAGGCTCGTGAGCGTTATAGCTTCGGATGGTCGGATCCTCGTGGTATTTACGGCTCCGCCGGTGCCTAAAAAGCACTAAGGAAAAGGGAGGCTCCGGCCTCCCTTTTTTGTTGTTATTGGTGTATATTCAGGATATCTAGGGACTTTTACCTGTACCGACTGACCTAGCAGACGTAGTAGAGACGGTGCGGGGATGTGCTACTACACGAGAGGAATAGCATGGCTACCACGAATTTCTCGGGCCCAATTAAAGCTGGCTCGATCAAAGACACCACCGGCTCCACTGTTGGCACCAACGTAGCTAACGTTGGTTATGTTCTGATGGCTCAATCTGCCGTCATCGACATCATTGGCGCTACTTCTAACAACCAAGTTGTTGCTACGATTCCGGCTAACTCCCAGATCGTTGACGTTATCCTTAACGTTACCGCCGCAAACGACGACACCGGCACGGCTACTGTTGTGGTCGGTACTTCGGCTGACGCGGACGCCTTCGTTCCTAGCACCTCTGTTAAGACCGCCGGCACGACTCGCGGAACTCTGGATACGGAAGCTACAGACGTTGGCACCACGGACATCCAGGTTTTGGCTGATTTTACTGCCCAAAACGGAGACGGTGCCGCAGGCGCTGCAACTGTTACTGTCCTGTACATCCAGAACAATAACCTGTCGTAATAGGAGGCTCGAATGAGCTTTGGAAGCGATATCAAGTCGGTCACTAAGACCGCTGACGCCGCTGCTATCTCTGGAAGAACCCGAGTAAACGGTATTTACTACACGTGCTCGGCGACCGCCTCTTCATTTACTTTGAAGAACGGCTCTACTTCTGGCGGTACTGGTTACGTCACGATTACGACGCCTGCAGCCGCTGGTGCCTATGACATCATCCTTCCAGACGCTGGAATCCTCTTTGAGGACGGCGTTTATATTGATGTTGCAGATGCCAACGTAACGAGCGTTACCCTTCTGTATTACGGCGGCGCAGCCGCTTAAGGGGTAAACCATGGCCAAAAAGGGCATGGGGATTGCAACGTCGGTTAAGTCGGGCAATTTTCGCTCGACCAAATCCGGCGCAGGCATGACCAAGAAAGGCGTTGCAGCTTATCGCAAGGCCAATCCTGGTTCTAAGCTTCAAACCGCCGTTACAGAGAAGAAACCTACCGGTAGTCGTGCGAAACGACGTTCTTCGTATTGCGCCCGGTCGGAAGGTCAAATGAAAATGCATAACGTTGACTGTTCAGAGACGCCTGAAAAGCGGATTTGCGCAGCACGTCGCCGTTGGAGGTGCAAATAATGGCAGCTAAACCCGGTTTGTACGCAAATATCTGGGCCAAACGAAAGCGTATTGAGGCTGGTTCTGGTGAAAAGATGCGTAAAGTAGGCGCTAAAGGCGCCCCTACGGCCAAGGCATTTAAGCAGGCCGCTAAAACAGCGAAAGGGAAGAAAAAATGAAGGGTTGCGGAATGAAAAAGATGGCCAAAGGCGGCCAAGCAATGTGTAGCCCCCGTAAGCAGATGGCTATGGGCATCAAGCCTGCTGGCGGCAAAGCAAAAGGCATGATGGGTGGTGGCATGGCCAAGGGCTACAAGTACGGCGGCATGGCCAAAAAAGGCAAAAAGGCCTGCTAAATGGCGACCTCAGGGACCACGGTATTTGATCTCCCGATAGATGAGCTTATCGAGGAGTCGTTCGAGCGGTGTGGTATTCGGTCTATGTCTGGATACCACATTAAGACTGCTCGTCGGTCCCTTAACCTCGTCTTCTTGGACTGGGCTAACCGTGGGTTGAACCTTTGGACTATTGAGCAGCGTACGCTGTCTTTGGTTGCTGGCGATACAACAAAGACGCTTCCGAGCGACACCGTGAACGTCTTGTCAGCCGTTATTCGGACCGGATCCGGTCAGACCACCCAGGATATTGAGATCGATCGAATCAGCCGGGAAGAGTACCTATACCTCCCCGACAAATTTACTCGTGCGCAACCCGCACAGTATTACGTGGAGAGAACGAACTCCCCTTTGGTGTACTTGTATCCCACTCCTGATACCACGTACACCTTTCTTTATTACGCCGTCAGACGGATCCAGGATTCTGGTGCATACACCAACGTAACGGACATCAACTTCCGTTTCCTGCCATGCCTGACAGCAGGCCTTGCCTACTATTTGTCCCTTAAGTTTGCTCCTGAAAGAACAACTGTTCTTAAGGCCTTCTATGAAGAAGAGTACGCACGTGCTGCGGCAGAAGACAGGGACATCGCAAGCTTGCATTTTACTCCGGACCTAGGACCATGAAATGGCTTTCGCTTCAGGTAAATACGCTCTTGCAATATGTGATCGCTGCGGCTTTCAGTATCCTTACTTGGACCTCAAGAAGGAATGGACAGGGTTTAAAACTTGCCCAGAATGCTATGAACCAAAGCACCCACAGCTTGAGCCAAAGAGAAACGTTGGCGATCGCATTGCGCTACGTGAGCCAAGACCTGATCGCATTGAGCCGATGCAAGTTTTTGTCGCTGCTCCAGGCGACTCAGCCTTTGAGGACGTCGGTATGGAACCGGCTCCAGTCAGCCAAGTCTTGGTTGCAGCAGCGTCTGTCGGGTCGGTAACGGTGAGCACAACATGAACTACAGCGACCTCGTAACCAACATTAGGAACTACACGGAAGTTGACAGCAACGTCCTGTCTGAGTCCGTCATCAATACCTTCATCACCATGGCCGAGAACCGTGTCATGCGGGAGGTGGATCTTGATGTGTTCAAGGAGTACGTGGTAGGCAATTTCACGTCCTCGAACGCTTTTCTTGAACTGCCTACCGACTTTCTGTTTGCTCGGTATGTTCAGATCATTGCTGCAAACAACACCCGCACGTACCTCGAACCACGGGAGATGACGTTTATCAACGAGTACATCCCTGATCGGACTTCGACCGGTACCCCAAAGTATTACGCCATGTTTGACCAGAACACAATGCTGGTTGCTCCAACGCCGTCTTCAAACGTGAACGTTGAACTCGGGTATTTCCGCAGGGTTGCGCAGCTTTCGTCTGCTAACACCACAACATGGCTTAGCACTAATGCTCCTGAAGTGTTGCTTTATGCCTGCTTAGTTGAAGCCTACAGTTACCTGAAGGGCCCGGACAATCTCCTCGGATACTTTGAGAACAGCTACAAGCGGGCCGTACAGGGATTAGGTATTGAGCAGCAGGGTCGCTCTCGTAGAGATGAGTTCCGAGACGGGGAAATTCGCATTAAACTAAAGTCTGAGTCACCTGGACCATGATCGAAATGCAAAGCCCAATCCTGTTAATGAAGGTCGATGTGGCTACTACCAATAACCGTGGGTTTACACCGGAGGAATTGGCGGAGCAGGCGGTAAACAAGATTGTTTATGTGGGTGCGAATTCACACCCGGTTATTCGCGAGCAGGCTGAAGCTTTTAAAGAGTCTGTTCGCCATGTAGTTTTGATGTATTTACAGCAAGCGGTCCAGTCCAACAAGACAACCATTGCGAATCGTTTAACCCAGGCAGGCCATCCAGAGCTTGTCAAACTTTTGGAGAACTAAAATGGCTGGATTGACCCAAGCACTCTGCACCTCGTTTAAAGTTGAATTGCTGACGGGGACGCATAACTTCACCGCTTCGACAGGTAACACTTTCAAGGTTGCCCTGTTCAAGGCCAATGCTTCGATCGTTGGTACTTACGGTGCTGCCACGACTAACTATTCAGACATGACCGGCAACTCGGATGAGAACACCGGTACGGGATATTCGGCAGGTGGTAACACCCTGACCAATGTAACGCCTACTTCGTCTGGTACGACTGCATTCACGGATTTCGCTGACACCACTTGGTCTTCGGCCACGATTACTTCTCGTGGCGCCATGATCTATAACAGCTCGGCTTCTAACAAGGCCGTTTGCATCTTAGATTTCGGCTCAGACAAAACCTCTACTTCCGGTGATTTTTCTATCGTAATGCCTACTGCCGATAGTTCGAATGCGATCATAAGGATAAGTTGAATTGCGTTTGTTGCATCAGTTGCAGTAAAATATAGGCTCTTCTCTTGGAGGGACTATGGAAAAATATGGATTGCTGACTTTTATTTCTGAAGCCGGGGCAAATAAACATGCTAAAAAACTGTGGAGGCTCATGTGTGACTGTGGAAAAGAAACAGTTGCCATTGCAACACAGGTTCGTACTGGCAGAACCCGTTCGTGTGGGCATCTCAAGTCGGCTGGAAACAGGCGTACGCACGGTATGCAAGGATCAAAGCTTTATACGGCTTGGTGCAACATGAAGTTACGGTGTGACAATGTGAACAACAAGCATTATTGCAACTACGGCGGTCGTGGAATCACTTACGATAAAGCATGGTCCTCTTTCGAGGCTTTTGCTTCTGATGTAGGAAATCCGCCTTCCCCGGAACATACATTGGATCGTATAGACAACAACGGAAATTATACAAAACAAAACGTAAGGTGGGCAAAACGTTCGGTTCAGTCGCGTAACACAAGACAAAATGTTTGGATAAACATATCCGGAGAAACAAAGTGCCTGTACGATTGGTGTGCTATTTATGAAATTACTGCGGGCGCGGTTTATCGACGTGTTAACAAGGGGGCTTCTTTTCAAGAAGCCATTACAACTCCAAAAGCTAGACGATTTCGATAGGTGGCTATGTGGCAATCGAATCAGGGTGGGGTCGAGGAGCGTGGAGTTCGGGCTCGTGGAGCGGGGATAGTGTAGTAGTTCCTCTCTCTGGCTGGGGCTATGCCGGCTGGGGAGAGCAGGCTTGGGGTGCGAATGGTGGTTTTCAGGCATCTACCGGGCTAGGAACAGTAGTAGTTGCCGAGAACGTCGATGTCTTGGTAACTGGGGTTGAGGGCAGTGCCGCTGTAGGCAGCGTACAAGTAACTGGCGTAAGCAATATTTACGTCAACGGTGTACAGGGCACTACGGCTCTAGGCGACACCGGCGAAAGAGGCGGTGCTGTTGTTGTAGAGGATGGTGTCGAAGGCACCACGGCTCTCGGCGAGGTCGTAGCATACGGCGGAGCAGGAGCGGCAGTAGATGGGCTGCAGGTCATTAGCAGTCTTGGTTCCGTGAGTATTACCGGAGCGGCTGTAGTAAATGTGACCGGCGTGACCGGCACAACGGCTCTTGGTAGCGTAGTTGTAAGCATACCGAAAGCCGTAGAAGTGACAGGAATTGAAGCGACGTCAGCGCTTGGGGATGTAACCGCCGAAGCTGACGCAGATGTAACGGTAACTGGCACATCTGCCACCTCGGCGCTTGGGGATGAGTCGGTAACGGGAACGGCGGCTGTAACGCCGTTGGCGGTGGTTGGAACTACGACCCTTGGTAACGTAATTCCTTACTCCAACAACCGGATCCCTGTAACTGGCTTTGGTACAACCGCCTCCTTGGGTACCGTTACGGTTAAAGCTAATGCTGGCGCAAGTGTGACTGGGCTGGCAATGACAGGCAGTGCAGGAAATGTGTTAGTTTGGGGTGAAATTGATGACGGACAGACTCCAAACTGGCAAAATATCAATGACTCGCAGTCGGCCAATTGGACGCCTGTTAATGACAGCCAAAGTCCGGGGTGGACCCGGTTAGCGGCGTAGGAGATTTAAATGGCAAGTACATATTCATCGCTACTCCGGATCGAGCTGATCGCCAACGGCGAGCAGGCGGGTACCTGGGGCACTACCACCAACACCAACCTGGGGACGTTGATTGAGACGGCCATTGCCGGCACGGCCTCGATTGATGTCACTGCGGGTAACGTGACCCTGACCACCAATGATGGCTCAGCGGACCAAGCCCGGTGCTTCATCCTGAACGTTACTGGTACCCCTGGGACCAGCCGGAACATCGTAGCGCCCTCTTCTTCCAAGACCTACGTGGTCAAGAACGGATCTGACGGCGTTGTTGTGGTCAAGGGTTCTGCCACTACCGGTGTAACGATTGGCGTCAACCAGGAAGCGTTTGTCTTCTGGAACGGCTCTGATTTTGAGCTTGTTGGTCTAGTCGGTCCTTCCGGCTCTACCGACAACGCCTTCGCTCGTTTTGACGGCTCTAGCGGCAAGGTTCTGCAGAATGCTACCGGCGCTACTCTGGACGATACGGGTGCGGCAAGCTTTACCGGCTCTGTGGCCGTGGCTGGTACTTCTTCTGCCGGCGCTGATGTTAAGTTGTACGAGGACACGGACAACGGCACTAACTACGTGGCCCTGAAGGCTCCGGCCTCTGTGGCTTCTAACTTGACGCTGACTTTGCCGTCTGCGGATGGTACTTCTGGGCAGGTAATTCAAACGGATGGCAGCGGGAATCTTTCTTTTGTAACCCCGTCTGCTGGTGTAACTACAGGCAAGGCCGTGGCTTTGTCAATGATCTTTGGCTTCTAAGGAGTAAATCGTGGCAAATCCGAATATTCTAGACGTAACACATATCTACGGTAACAACTCAACCACGGCGCTGTCTTCAACCAGCGCTACTTCCATCATCAACAATGCGGCTTCGAGCGGCAAAGTCTATCGGGTCAACTCGATTGTTGTGTCCAACGTAGACGGCACCTCGGCGGCTGATATCAGTATTAACATCTACTCCCAGGACGATCTGGGCGGTACGGCATATGCGGTTGCTTCGACGATCTCTGTGCCTGCTGATGCTACGCTGGTTGTTACCGACAAGACCACGTCGTTTTACCTGAAAGAAGACCAGTCGGTTGGTGCTACGGCTGGTACGGCCAATGACCTTGTGGTCACGGCATCTTGGGAAGAGATTGACGCGTCGTAATTTTTAAGGAACTAGCATGGGTGTCAACCGCTATCCGGGCAATGTAATCACGACTAATGCAGCTACGCCGACCGTTGAGTCGGCTTCTGGTGTTTGGACGATTGAAGAAGCTAACCAGAATATTCGTAACTGGCCCATGGCCCAGGTTCGGATTGATAACTCCCTGCGGTTCAACAGCGCTGACTCGGCTTATTTGAGCAGGACTCCGGCAACAGCCTCAAACCGAAAAACTTGGACTTGGTCTGGGTGGGTTAAGTTTTGTGCAGAGGGCAATGTTTATCTGCTTTCTACTGGATTAGGAAGTTCTTCTGGTGTCTATTTTGAAATAGCAAAATACTCAAGTGGTGTCATAAACATTGCAAACGGCACCTCTGATATGCTGCGGACGACCCAACTCTTTCGGGACTTCTCCGCTTGGTACCACATCGTTGTCTCGGTCGATACAACAAACGCAACAGCAGATGACAGGGTTCGTTTGTACGTTAATGGATCACAGGTAACTGCTTTCTCAGCAAGAAACAATCCAACGCAAAACACAGAACTTGGTGTAAACAGTACCATTCCACACTACATGTCTCCATCGGGGTATAGTGGTTCACTCGCTAATTACGGAAACTTTTATCTCACCGAGATCAACTTCATCGACGGTCTGGCCTTAGACGCTGACTACTTTGGTTTCTTTGATGCCAACGGTATCTGGCAACCTCGGGCGTACAAGGGTGCCTACGGCACGAACGGTTTCTACATCAACTTCTCCGACAACTCGAACACCACTGCCGCAACGCTGGGTAAGGACTACTCTGGCAACGGCAACAACTGGACACCCAACAACTTCTCCGTCACGGCAGGCTCGGGCAACGACTCAATGGTCGACTCCCCCACCAACTACGGCACAGACACCGGTGTTGGTGGTGAGGTGCGTGGGAATTACGCTACGCTGAATCCTTTAGCAATAGACACATCATCACGCACTTATTCAAACGGCAACCTTGATGTCTCTATTTCTACATCAAATGTGAATGTCTTTGGGTCGATGCAGATTCCCACCTCTGGGAAGTGGTACTGGGAATTTCAGATTACTACTATTGGTGGTGGCGGTGCGCCAATGGGCGGTGTTGCGGCTGGTTTTATAACAGATGTTTCAACTGCTGTTGTTTACAGAACCAACGGCAATAAAATTGTTGACGGGGCGGCTCAATCCGCATATGGCGCAACTTACACCACAACAGACATTATCGGTGTTGCAGTAGATGTTGACGGTGGAAGTGTTACTTTCTACAAGAATGGCTCTAGCCAAGGCGCACTTACTTATTCTGCTGGCGGTCTGTTTCCTGTCCTTCGGTCAAATGTTGGCACAGACAACTTCACGATCAACTTCGGAGCCACCCCCTTCGCCTACACCGCCCCCTCTGGTTTCAAGGCACTCTGCACACAGAACCTACCCGAGCCGACTATTGCGGATGGTAAGGATTACATGGATGTTGCCACCTATACTGGCAATGGCTCAACGCAAGATATAACAGGCTTGTCGTTCGCACCAGACTTTGTTTGGATTAAAAATCGTGGGTTTGCTTATTCGCATCAATTGTTTGACAAAGTTAGAGGCGTATATCTTCGTGTTTTTTCTAACACTACTGATGCTGAAAGTAGCGATAATAACTCTTTAACTGCGTTTAATTCAGATGGTTTCTCTGTTGGTTCTAACGCTGGTGTAAACGGATCAAGTTATGCTCAAGTAGGTTGGTGCTGGAAAGCCAACGGCGCAGGTGTAAGCAACACTGCTGGCACTATCAGCAGCACAGTCTCAGCCAATACCACTGCTGGGTTTAGCATTGTTACTTATACCGGTACTGGAACTTCTGGGCAATCCGTAGGCCACGGCCTTGGGGTGAAACCCGGTTTTATTATTGTTAAGAACAGAACATACTCGCCTAGTGGGTGGGTATGTTGGCACCAAGCCCTAACTGGCGGTAGTGAAGAAGACAGATACATTTATTTGAACTTAACTGACGCCTCTGGGGTAACAACAGATTACTGGGGAACTAGTGGTATTACCTCTAGCACATTCGGTGTTTGGGCAACTGGCGGTGACAACAATAGATCAGGTGCAGACTTTGTAGCCTACTGCTTCTCTGCCATCGCTGGTTATAGCGCATTCGGGAGTTACACCGGAAACGGATCGACAGATGGGCCGTTTGTGTTCACGGGGTTTAGGCCGAGGTTTATACTTTGGAAGCGTAGTGATGGAGTGGAGGGTTGGTGGATTAACGACACCAGCCGCCTTGGTTACAACGGAGCAAACCGAGCATTGTTTCCAAACTCTTCCAGCGCAGAAGACACCGCCAACAACTTAGACATCCTGTCTAATGGTTTCAAGATCCGTGGTTCAGGAGGCGAAGTCAATGCTTCCGGCGGAACTTACATCTACGCAGCCTTCGCTGAAAACCCCTTCAAACTAAGCCGTGCAAGGTAACTGACCCATGGACTACTCCGGCAAGATTATTACGAAGAACGCAGTTGAGCCGTCGCAGACCTCTGCACCCGG